GTGGGCGGTGGATCAGAGCGCCGCTCCGCTCCTTCGCGGGCCGAGAGCGGCCCGCGGTGCGGCAAGACCCGCAGGACGGTGGCTGAGGATCAACTCAGCCACAGGCGACGTACCGCGACGCATAGTCGACGGCGTCAGGATGGGCAACGACGACGTGGGACACGACTCCCAGGTCACCACAGAGGGCTGCGGCCTCTGCCCGCACCTGGTCCGCTGCGCTGATGCCAAAAAGGCGCGCGAACTCGGACCGGGCGTGCTCCGAAGGACGGGGCAGGCGGGGCACAAATGACACGGGCGGGATTGTATGATACCCGTCAGCGACGAAGCGAGGCTTGTAGCCAGCCGTGAAGAGATAGGCTGCATAAGCCACGTGCGAGACGATCGGACAGTCAGGAGTCTCATAGAGTGCACTCATTGACTTGGCCCGCAGGAGCTCCATCATCACTCGGATGCCAGCATCCAAGAATGAGTGGGTCCAGCCGAAGCCCATCAAAAAATGGTCCGGGTCGCGCATCAGCGTGTCACCTGCGACGATCAAGCCGCAGAAAGAGAGGTCAGCAAGTTCATCAGAGCGCTGAATCTTGATAGTCATTCCGAGGGAGGCGAACATCTCAGCAGTGGGATACACTGAAGCTGAGAAGATGCCGTCATCGCCCTCCACGTAACCATCCCAGTCAGCTCCTAGCCGGTCAAAGAGGAACCAAGCGAGAACAAAGTTGGTAAAGCCGTTGCCGAGGCTAGTCCACATGTCCCCTGACATGCGGGTCCCTGCGATGGTCATCCGCACTCCGCAGCGGTAAGTCATGCTGTTCATGCCGGAGTTGGCAAAGATGATCTGATCACGCAGGTCAGGAAGGTTGGCGAGCATGTGCTCGAAGAGCCGATTTTCCACAACCTCCTGAAGGTACGTGCGGAACTGGGACTCGAACCGTGAATAGTCTGTTCCCATAAATCCGCACCCGTGTTTTTCGATGGCCCGCACTGTGCGAGCCCGTTCGGTGATAGGCGTGTGTTTTATAAAGGGTGTGTGTGGCAAACAAAAGGGGGTGTCGTATATGATCTTCTCGATCGTCTTAACGACAGGGCCAAAGCGAACCTTGGCCTCGTCGGTGCGTGAGTTTATACAGCGTGGTGGCTTGTAGGTGGGGTAGTACTCGGTCTTAATGAAAGCTGAGACACTGCTCAAAGCTTTCAACCGTAGAAGCGTTTCGCCTCGTACAGATCCATCATGTCGGACAGGGAATTCACGTCGAGGCCCTCCCACTGCGCAATCCAGAGCAGCAGTTGTCTCGGCACGTAGTGCCAGGCCAGCATCAGCAGCGCAAAGTACAAGATCCATCTTGCGTTTCTGCGAGTAAGCTGTCTCGTCAAGCCAGGCGGGTAAACTAAGGACACTATCCACGTGGAGTACGCCCAAATGAGGCAATACCCGCCGATCAACAAAGGATAGAAGCTGGTCAAGTACAGCTGGATCAGGGACCGGATGACGAGTAAACGAACGAGCACGGGCACCATATAGAACATCCTCTTGGCTGTTTCTGTCCACCGAGATAGGAGCTCGGTCCAGGAGGAAACCCCAGGGGAGCCTCCGGAAATTTCGAGAGCGCGGACGGCGGGCAGGAGACTTGATAGCCAAAGTACCACTGACAGTGTGCCGAGATCGGTGGCCGTTAGTGCGGGCGCCATAGCATGAGAAAGGGGCCACATCCACTGTATCAGCCAGTTCAGGGAGACCAACCTCATCATGCCGGTAGCCAAAGGCATAGACTGAGCGGATCCTGCGGGCTGGCGCACGACGTGCTGGAAACCGGGGCGGTGGGAAGTTCCGCGACGTAGTCCGACCGCCCCTACTGTAAAACCCAGGCCCACGTCATACATCATGGTACAAACGCGTATGGTCCCGACGTAAACAGACGGGTACGCTGAGTCCGGGATGTTGTAGAGCGGGCCGTAACGGGCAACGCCAGCGGCAAGGGCATCAACGAAGTCAGAACGGCTGCGGCCGTAGTTGTCGCTCCACACGGCCATCGTGAGTGCTGGCACGTGGGCGAACACTTCTTCAGACATCCAATTGTGGAAGAAGGCTGCGAGG